AAACACCACAGGGACAACAGCAAGCTCAAGCAGCTATGCAAGAAGACCAACAAGGTCAAGAGCAAGCAGCTAAAGAAGATCAAGTAGGGCAGCAAAAGATAATGCTTCAGCTTCAAAAACAAATGGCTGACATTCAAAAGAAACAAGCTGATATGGAGCTTGATAGAGAAAAGTTTGAATATCAGAAGACTAAAGATGCTGCTGAGTTACAACTAGAACTTGAGCTTGGTGAACCTACTAAAATTGGATAAATATAAAGGAGGGTTATAATGAGAAGAGTTCCAAAAGGTTATCACAGAACTGAAGACGGAAGAGTAGTTAAAAAGGGTTTGTATTATTATATGAATCAAGCTAAAAAAAAAGGAACAAGTAAATCCGGCAAAGGAACAGTTGAAGATAAGGCGCTTAAACAAGCGGCTAGGACTGCAAAAGCTCGTGGAATAATAATATAACTAATCTAGGAGGAGATTATGGATGATGTAGAATTTGGTCAACATGCTAAACTTATTGTCGAAAATAAAGTTTTTGATGAAATGTTTAGCAGAGTTAGACTAAAATATCAAAACATGTGGGCTAGTACAGAGCCACAACAAGGGGATTTACGAGAAAGGTTGTATAATACTATCGTAGGTCTCACTGATGTTAAAAGAGAGATAGAGTCTGTCGCCACTTTAGGTGACAATGTTGCATATAACAAGGAGATGGAGGATTCCAAATGACAACTGAAGAAAAACAAGTACTAACTAATGATTTAGAAATTTTTGAGATACAACACAAAAATGTTATGAGAGATATCAGAGCTTCCCGTGGTGGAATAATGGTACGACAGTTAGTAGAACAATTAAATGCTATAGAGATGGTCATGGACCGTGTCGAAGCAAAATTAAAAACAGCTAAAGTTCCGACTAAAGCTAAAAAGTAATTAATCTAGGAGGATTAATAAGATGCCAAATGAAACTACCCAAACGGATGTGAACGAAGGTTTATCTGAAGATGAGATGTTAGATGCCCTTGCAGGCGATTTTTTTGAAGAAGAAGATCTACCGGAGCAAGAAGTGGATGACACAGAGGAAGCTGAAGAGGAAAGTGACGATGCCGAATCAGACGAGACTGAAGAACTAGAGGGAGAGGAGCAGGAAGAAGAGACAGAAGAACTAGAAGATGATGGTGAAGACCTACCTGAAGATGGTTCAGAGGAAGATTCTGAATTAGACTTAGACTACTTAGTGCCAATTAAGATAGATGGTGAAGAGTCTGAGGTTACTATGCAAGAGTTAATCCGTGGTTATCAAACAGCTGCTCACGCCAACAAAAAGTCCATAGATGCAAGTGAACAGTTAAAAGTAGCACAAGCACTAGCACAAGAGTCAACCGCTCTTAAAGAGGAAAATGCTAAACTTCTAAGTACAACAGTAGATGCCGAAGAAAGGCAACTAGCTGCGTATGATAGAAAAATTCAACAACTTATTGCTGATGATGATATGTACGAATTGCCTAAATGGCAAGAAGCTCGTAGAGTTAAAGCAAGAGAGATTCAAGAATCTAAGACAGAAGCTTCTAGGCTTGAAAAAGAAGCCAGCGAAGAAAAACAAAAGTCTGAAGATGCAAATCTGCAAGCTTACAAAGAGCAAGCAGTTGATGAATTAAATAGTAAAATACCGGGATGGGAAAAAACTTACGATGAAGTAGTAAACTGGGCTGTAAAAGACTTAGGTTTATCTGCTTTTGCTGAAGTAATTGATCCGTCAGTAATTGCACTTATGTACGATTACAAAACTTTAAAAGATGGTCAAAAATCTGCCGTTACTAAGCGGAAGAAGGCTCCTGTTAAAAGTGTTAAAGCTACCAAATCTGTTAACAAAAATGCAAAGGCTAAAGAAAAAGCTGACAACCTCCGCAAGAAGGTATTACAAGGTGGTGCCTCTGAAAACCAACAAGATGAATTTCTTGGAAGTATGGTAGACAACATTTTGAAATAAAACTTTTTCTTTTAAAATATAACATTTAAATGGAGAAATTGTAAATGGCAATTTTTAAGACAGAGGATACGAAGGGTAAAAAGGAAGACCTCGCATCTTTTATATCGATGATTACAAGGGACGAAACTCCGTTCTTATCATCAATTGGAAGCAAGAAGGCAACTTCTGTGTACCACGAATGGCAGACTGACTCACTAGCAGCACCTGTCGCTAACGCAAAAGCTGAAGGTCTAGACTTCTCAGCGGCTGATACACCAACGTCTACAACTAGACTTGGAAACTACTCTCAAATCCTTATCAAAGAGATTAAAATCTCAAAGACTTTGGATTCAGTTTCTAAGGCAGGTCGTAATTCTGAATTTGCTTACCAAATGAAGAAGAAAGGTACTGAGCTTAAGCGTGACCTAGAGCATGCACTAGTAGGTACTAGACAAATCACTACTGGAACAGGAACAGCTGATACAGTTGGTGATAACACTGGTCGTAAGATGGGTGGATACCAGTCATGGGTTCCTAAAGAGAACAACTGGGATGCCTCTGCAGGTACACCAGCGTTCCAAGCTGCAGCTGGAGGTGATGGTAAAACAGCACACACAGCAGGTACAGCAGGAACACACACATTAGCGTTAACTGACGTTGATGAAGTAATGCAGAGAGTTTACGAAGAAGGTGGAAAGGCAACAGTAATGATGATGTCTCCAAGCAATAAGCGTTCATTCTCAACACTAGCACAAGGTGCTGGTAATACAAGACGTAATCTTGACGAAAAAGGATCAATCAGACAATCTGTTGAACTTTATGAGTCAGATTTTGGTGTTGTAAAAGTAGTTCCTAACTACATTCAGGGTCTAGCCAGTGGCTTAGATATTTCTGATGGAGTTGGTGGTGCTACTGACGTTTTAGTCTATGACCCAAGTTGGTGGTCAATGGCTAACTTGCGTGCGCTTTCAACAACCGATGTAGGTCAAAAAGGTGACTCTACAGTAGGTATGATTGTTGAAGAGACTACTCTTGAGTGCCGCAACCCACATGGTTCTGCAATGATTTCAGGACTAGGCGTATTAGTTGCTTAATTATAAGTAATTAAATACCATTAAGGGGGTCCTTATGGATCCCCTTTTTTTTATTCAATGGAGGTAATATGGAATCTATTAAATATAACTATAATCAAACTGGTAAATTTAAAGCTGAACAAGATGTAAGTAATTATTTACAGTATGCTCAAGAATCTAGGACTATGAGTAGCTCATTTACTAATAAAAGTAATTACAGAAGTTTAGCAATAGTACCGGATATTGTAGCTATAGATATACTTAATAGGTTTGGATATGATATTCATGATAACGATAATGACCAACATGTGTTATCTAAAATAGCAAATATAATAAAACAATACTACCCTAATTTATTAACAAGTAGTATGATTAACAGTGTAAGGAGATAATATGGCATCAATACAAGACCAAGTCACTTTAAGAAGTGGTATTGCCAGTTGGCTCAATAGGTCAGACTTAACCGATACCGAGTTAGATCAATTTATTGAAATAGCAGAGGCAAGGTTATACGAAGAACTACGAGTTCCGACTTTAGAGACAACTGAAGCTTACTCTGTAGCAGTTTCTAACTCCAGTATAACTATACCTGCTGGTTTTATTGAAATAATAGAATTAAAACATTTAAAAGGTGGAACTTGTAGTGTCAGTCCAACTACTAATACAACTAGGGCTTTGTGTACAGCTGCATCAGGTACTTGGACAGACAGTGACAAAGACGATGATATAGTTTTAAAAAGAATTGACTCTAGAGTGTTTTCTAACAACAAAATAAGAAACGCCTATACTAGAGAACTGACAAATTTCTTGTTAACAGATAACGAGGGTGAACAAAAAGCATCTGGTGAATATACAATTAAATATTACAAAGCTGAAGACCCAATAGGAACTTACTCGACAACTACTACTGCAGGGTCTGCTGGTTTTACTGTTGGAAAGTACTATAAAATTGCTACTGTAGGAAATACAGACTTTACAGCAATAGGTGCTTCTGGTAATACTGTTGGTGTTATATTTAAAGCTACAGGTGTGGGGTCAGGTACTGGAACAGCTTATGTAGAAACAGTGCCTTGGATTTTAGGTACAGAGTATGAGACTATATTGTATGCCGCTTGTACAGTAGGATCTACATTTATTGGTGACGTAGAGATGGAGCAAAAATTTAATGACTTAACATCAAGAAAAGTAATGGCGTTAAACGATAAAGAAAGAAGAGCAGACTTAAAGGGCGGTATTTTTACTAGCAATTTTAGTTCTTCCTCAATTTAGGAGAAATTATGGCAAGAAATTCATTTTATTCTGGAGACGCTGGGGCTG